TTATAGAGGGAGTATTAAGGGAGTTATGAAGGGAGACAGAAAGAGTAACTTAAAGAAGTACTTAGCTTTCATGTCTTTAATATTTTATAAAACACCCGGAAGCGTGTAACATATACTCAAAAGCTAATGTTCATTAATTATAATGAAAAAGATAGCTATTAAGAGCATTTCCAACGTTAAAAGACTTATTCTTCTTTTTCATAAGTTCTATAGAAGGTGGTTTCTCCTCCACATAAAGAATACCATAATCAGGGTCCATCCATTTTTCAAGCTGTTCTTCTGCAAGTTCTGCGAGGCCATTAGAAACCTCAACAGACATACAGTCCATCCAATAGGACACAGCCATTTCTAGGGCATCCAAGCGATCATCGTGAGCAAGACTTCCACGATCTCTGGACAACCTTGTCAGTTGATAGATTAGGGAATATTGAGGGTCTTTCTCATATACCTTATAATCATCATCAATGACTCTCCTATCTATGATTAGCTTATGCCGCATCATGACAGGCTCTAAGGTGTCTATGATACGTGCTTCTTTCTGCCCCCTGGCGGTCTTAGAGTCCTCCACAGAACAGTCAGGATATAGCTGGTTTACTACAGGGATTAGTAACTGAGCAAACATACCATTACCAAAGTTAGGCTCTACTAATATCTTATGACACCCAAAGAACTTAGCTTTCATAGCTAGCTTTTTCAAAACAGAATCATCATACCCTTCTTGAAAACCTCCTGTATCCATGAGAAAGAGGAAGCCATTAAGGAACTTCATAACAACATAAGCAGTTTCATCTTTACCTCTACCAGAGGGATCGACAGCCATGATACATCCAGAATATTTTTGGGTTTCTTTAGAACGGTTAAGAGGGGAATAGTAATAGTCACCTTTAAGAGCTACACAAGGGGCATCAGGGATTCTATTAGTTTTAGACCATGCCCAAACTAGGGAGGCCTCTTCCAGATCTAAAGAATCAACAATCAAATCAGAGACCTTTAAAGGATACTTTTCAGAGTCACTGAGATTGGTGTTTAACTCAAACTGTAAAGCAAAACCGGCTTTCCCATAAGACAGCTTACGTTTTTCTATTTCCTCTTCGTCAAAACGTGCGGGGTCTGTAGGATAACCTGCATAGGCAGTTGGATTTTTATCGTACTTTTCAGCCAATATAGGGGCTAAACGTTCACCATAATAAGACCTTTTAGAATCATTATCAGGGTATACCACAGGATAAATGATACATTTATAACCACGTTCCTGTAGGGAATTATAAACAGACATTTCATTTTGAGGGGTCCCTAGAAATAATATATGCCCACCAGGTTTAATGATAGCATCAAACTCTTTAACTGCCTCACTCAATTTATCTCTCTGTGCCTGGGTGCCAGAATTATTAGGGACTTCCACGTCATCCGCTATAAGCAAGTCTGCACGGGAGCCAGTAATTTGCCCAGTAATACCTACAGATTTAATGCTGGGGGATATGTCAGGTGCGGCAGGGGATAAGTCAAAAATATTTTGGGTGTCTCTTTGATTTCTAGTAGGGAGTAAGGGCTGTAAAAAGGGAATTGTCTGGAATATCCTTTTAATGAATATGGCGTTTGCATCAGCCCTATCCTTAGAGGCAGAAACAATGAGCACTTTTAGCTGTGGGTCCCTCCACAAAGACCACGCAGAATAAGCACATGTAATAAAAGACTTTGCAACACCTCTGAAACCTTCAAGAATAAATCTGTCACTAGGGAGGTGTTGTAAGGTATGTGCTATATCATATTGAATAGGAGTGGGCACAGGAAGTCCTATCTCTCTCCACACCATAAAGAGGAAAATACGGAAATCTTCAAGTGCCCTTTCCTTTTGTTCATCATCCCAATACATCAGTTAGTTAAATCCTCAAATACAGGGATTTCAGTAGTCATTTTTTTCAGAGCATCGACACCTGGGGTAGCTGGCTGAGTAATTAGCTGGTTTTGCTGGAGAAACTTACGAACTTTTTCCAGAAAAGCAGGGTTCTTCCTCAACTCAGGATTCTTTAGACCTTCGAGGAGGGCTTTTACTTCTAGCTCTGCAATCGTGTCAATAACCTCTTGATTAATTTTGGTAACTATATAAAATCACCTCTTATATATTTTATAGACCATCATAGTAGCCATTTTGATAATGTTTGAGATACCATGCGACTTTTCCTTTGAGGGTATCTATTTTGCTATAAAGGTTTTCTCCAGGACAAGAAGTAGCATCTAAATCCCTATGGCCTACAATGCTAGAAACAGGCAGTTCATATTGTTCCATGAGCCATGCCAGGAGGACCGCACAGGATTCAATTTGTGCATTGGTAGGTTCTGCAAGATTAAAATTACCGCATAAATGGATACCAATAGAATGGGAATTATAGCCATAAGCATGGGAGCCAATAGAATCCATGGGTCTGCCTAATTCAATAGAACCATTTTTACGAATAACAAAGTGATAACCAATACCAGCCCAGCCTTTATTCAGATGAGATTCATGCAGGCCCTCAGCAGAAATATTGTCATCTTTGGGATTACCCGTATGGTGAATTACTAACAGGTCTGTAGTATCTCTATCAGTTAAATTAGCAAAAGCTAACTCGTAATCCTTAAAATAGGGTTTAAACAAAGATTAATCACCTCCTTTCTTATGCGTAGTATAATAAGTCTTATAGATTGTACAAAAAATCTGAACTAAAAGGTATACAAGGGTAACGAGATAAATGACATCCGGAAGGGATACTCCTAAAATAGAAAGAGTACTTACTCCCACAGGAGGTGCCACTTTGAAAATTTCATCAACGACAGCTTCCTGAGCCTGCTGGTGAATATCAGAAGTATTGGTCATTATGCTACCTTTTCAATAGTAACACTCATATTGACGGCAGGAGGGTTTTCATAAATTGGATGGGCCCAATATTTATTATTAGCTACTCCACGCTCCATCAAATAAGATGCAACAGTAGTATCTTCAATAGTGAAAAGAAGCATAGTAGGATGAGCACTGTCCATCAAAACAGGTGTAATAATGGGAGTGAGATTATCAATAGTTACCTTAGCAATACTTAAATCCCCAATGTTTTCACCATTGTTAGTAGTTAAAGTAAACATTGCACTATCGTGTCCTGTTGCCTCAAGTTTAAAGGTATAATTTGCACCAATAATTTGTTCATGATTATTCATAAGACCAGAGATTACAACAGGATCAGAGGGAAAAGGCTTATCATTAATGGTTTCCTTTTTAGTAGCAGGGGTGGCACTTACTACTATACCATCACCAATAACGGCTACATACTCAGCAGATCCCATATCAATACCACCAACAGTAACATTGCCAGCTTTATAAGTCTTTTCATCATCAGCTGTTACTTTAATCAACACACGATCAGGTTTAATTTCGTAAATACCCGCATCAGAATTGATGGCATTAAGATTAGCAGTTAGGCCCGTCAATGTAATTCTCTGGTTTTCCGTCTGCTTAACAACAATTTTGGGAGAAGGCTTCCCCTCACTAAACGAGGCAGTGCCAGGAATCACATTGCCCTCAGCATCTACAAAGATTTTCCCTGTAGCCACATCAGAAGCAGTAGCGTCAACCAGAGAATTATCACAGAAACGTGCCGTAGTACCATTACTTGTAGGCAGTTGAATAGAAGCAATGTTTTCATAAACAATATCACCAATTTTCAAATTTTTACTCATAGTAATTATTATACCTTTCCTTTTTCCATAATAAGCATATAGCCTTGTTGTTTTAAAATCATAACTTTGTTCAGATTCTGAGTGATTTCTCTATGCATTGTTTCGCAGGCTTCTTTGTTTTCTCTGGCTGTTCTTTCATAAACACTTGCGTTAGCCTCACTCTCTTTACTGGCAATCTCAGAAGCCCTTGCATTAATCTCAGACATCTTAGAGTTTTCTTCACTTACTTTAGCGGCATCCTGGCTACTCTTAGAGGCGTCTTTACTGGCCTGTGCTACATTAGAGGCTTCTACAGCAATTTCTTTAGCAGATAGAGTAGCTGTTTCAGAGGTTTTAGCATTGGCCTCAGCTTCTTTTGCTTTTCCCATAGAATCCATCGCAGATTCTTTATAGGTACTTGCACTAGCCTCATAGGCCCTCGCATTTATTTCAGAGGTTTTAGCATTGGTTTCAGCTTCTTTAGCTTTAGTGGCACTATCAATAGCACTAGATGCTTTCGATAGAATAAGAGTCTTAGTTTCTTCAACTTGGGTAGCCAACGTCTGCACAGTTCCGGATATATCAGAGGATGTCTTGATATAATTATCATAGGTGTTTTTAAGACTATTAAAATATTCGTTATACTTAGTGGTGAGACCGGAGATATAAGAGTCATAAGTAGTCTTAAATGTAGCCAATGCCTGCTGAATCTTTATATTTACTGTAGCAAGAAAGCCTGTTTCTTCCTTTTTGATATACTTAAGATTCACTGCATCAGTATCATCTACAGGGTCTCCAATATGGGTAATAGGAAGATACTGGGACTCCCATTTATGTTCATCCTCTGTTTTAACCATAGCGGCCATCATAAGATTATACTTACTTTCTTCCAAAAGGTGTAACTCCTGAACCTGCTGAGTAGACATATTGGAAGCAGTGAGAACAGAACCTTCATTCCATTTAACAAGACGATCTGTAGGTGTCTCTCGGTATACCTTGATAATATCCCCAGAGGGGGGAGCAGTAGGGAAACTTAACTCCCTACCGTTCACGTTATAATCCTTTGCATAGGTTTTGAGCTGTTCAGCCACAGTTACTTTTACAAAGTCTTTTTGAAGATAGTCAAAAGGTATTGTAAAGATAGTTTGACTGCCAGTCCCTTTATAAGTTACGGCGCTATAGGCCATATTAGTTAATCACACTCCTAGTCATTATTCACAGTATAATAAGTGTTCCCAGTCCTATTAAGGGCATCAACAGAGTACTTGATAATCTTTCGTTGCTGTTCATTTAGCATATCTGTCTTTTGTTCTGGAGTCAGCTTTTTGATTTTATTAAGATTAGACTTAGGATTATTTATTTCATTGATAATCTTATAGGCCCTAGAGATATTCTTATTAGCTCTTTCAAGAACCTTAGAATCCCTGTCTCTAAACTCAGAGGCTCTTCTAGAAGAACCAGTAGCCTCTAAAGCTCTACTCTTGGCTTCATTGCGAGCTTCTTCAAGTTTCTTTTGGAAAACCTGAACAGGCTCAGTACGAACATTAGCATTTCTGAACAAACGACTAACACCAGGCATCCTAGTGATTTCCTTGGCAGGTCTGGTCCCATCACCGAGGAGTACATTACTGCCTCCTAAGATAAGCTCAGAACCAATGTTTCCTAGATAACTTTGTACCATATGATCAAACACCATAGGAGAAATACCAAAGTATCCCATATGTTTGCCTAGTTCAGACGTATTGGAATTATACTGAAATTCTGGTTTGGTGCCTTTAAGATTCTCAGGAACCAGGGGCCTATCCCTAAAGAAATCCTTATTAAATACATATTCTGCTATAGGAGCCAGCGCACAAGACGTAAAAGAGGGGAGGAAACTACCACGGATATAAGTACCTAAATAACCTGGAGCCTCTATATCATTATCAGCACAATAATCTAAAAGACGTTCTGTGGCACTAATAAGAACCCCAAAGCCTTCTGGTTTCGGAATTGTCATCACAGTATTGTCTCCTACCCCCAACACAAAGAATCTGTTCTTAATATCAGGGTCTAAGTTACGATACCATTCTTGATTATGATTGAGGTTCCATAATGTAACACCTGCACCCAAAAGAAGTGCGGTCCTAAATACAGCCCTGCTTCTACTAATATCTTTACCTGAATAGGTTCCAAAGAAATTCTTTAAACCTTGCATATTAGCATTAAAGAATGGTACATAGGTGTTAATCTTTTTGGAAGTCTTTCCACCCTGGGAGAAGTCTACAGTGATTTCTCTGGCACCTTCAATGGATTTCCAAAGGCTATTCCCTTCTCGCATCAGTCTGTTTAATTCCCTAATACGAGGGGCCATCTCAATATTATCAAGAGAGCCCATGTAGCCTTGAAACATCTTATTAGTGTAATACATAGCAGACCTAATGAAACTTTCGCTGGATACAGGAGCAAGCTCTTTTCCACCCATTAGGGACCTTATATTTGCTCTAAGGGCTTTATCTTCTTTACGCAATCCAGAATTTTTAATTCCAGAGATTTCCATGATAGCATTGATGTATTTATGCTTATCACTATGTTGCATCCAGACACCTTGTACAGAATCCCAAATAGGAATAACAGGGAGCCATTGTTTAGAACGACTCCTTATCATTCCCACAAAACTATCTCTTACAAGGTTACTGAGAGCAAAGCCTACAGAATTAGTAATAGAAGCTCTTTTGACAGAAGCCGCAGTTGCTCCAATAAGTTGTAAGAAATTCTTAGCCCCTGCAGGATCAGACATAGCTAATGCCTCATATAAGAGGGGGTCATTGGCTTGATAGGCTTTTCTCTTTCCTTTAACATACACAGTGAAGATTCTGTCTTTAGGATTAGCAGAGACTGTATCAGGGACCTCTACAAAAAAGCTAGAGAGGCCTTGCCCTGCTACTTCATCATTGATAAGGTCTACCACAGACTTAGCTACATCATTGCGCAGTGCTTTGGAAACCACAGAGAATACATTGGAAACACTGGAGGTAAGAGGGTCTTTAATCATTCTATCAGAACCAGTATTGGTAAGGCGCTTGATAGCAGGAGTAACATCAGCTAATGTGCCTTTTGTACGAGTAGCAGTAGCCAAATCATTATCAAACCAGCTATTTACAACATCATCGACACTCTTTACACCCAAATCCTTTTCAAAGACTCTTTCCCATGGAATATAAGTACCATAGGTTCTATGAAGCTCTTTAGCCACCTTACCAGTGAGGAGGTTTTTAGTAACCATAAAATCCAAAAGGTCCTCATTAAAGTCCCTCATTAATTTAGCGGATTTTATAAATTCTACAGGGGCTCCATTGACGATTTCATTAGCATCTTTTAGTTTAAAAGGTAATTTATAGTTAGGGTCCACACCAGTTGCAAGAATAGCTACCATTCTTTTTTTAATGGATGTAATCGCCGTTTTGTTGTCTTGTAGTACTTTATCTCTTTCTGGGCCTTCTGGTATTGCGTTGACTTTTGCATAGAAAGCCTTCAATTTTTCCTGTAAGTCTTTTAAATTTCTGAAAGAGACTACTCTTGTTCTTTCACCAGCACTTTTAGCGACTAAGTAAGTAGAGAAGGCTTCATAAGTATCGTTGGCACCTATCTTCTTGTACCAATCCTTATACTTAGTATTCATCCCCTCTACATCTAAGGATTTCCACACATCTGCCAATAAAGTATTATTCTTCCATTGACTTCCAGTAAGATCTCTTAAAGCCTTCATAAAGGAAGCATCTTCGCCACTTCTTTGAGTGAGAGCTAATCCTAAACCTTCGCGGAAACTTTTTAGAGCTCTTGCTTTTCTAATAGGATTTTTTTCATCAATAATGGTGGCACCTAAATTTGCCTCCGCTACATCAGTTATCCATTTAATGACTGTGTGGCCGTCAAAGAAATGTTCATCCATATGCAATTGAGCCTGCTTCAATCTATCTCTGAATGATACTTTAGGCTGTACATCATTCATAAATATGGAACCGCCCACACGAGCCTGGCCACCTTGATAGTACCACCTGCGAACACCCTCAGCATATGTGTTGAACTTCATAGCTAATTCAGGGTGCTTAGAGAGAGCCGCTTCAAACTTGATGGTATACTCAGGGTAATTTTGTCTAGCAAATTCAGGATTTAAAGTATATTCTCTTGTGAATTCTGCAATACCCTCTGCACGCATCTGCCCAGGTTCATATGTTCCAGCCCCCCAGACTCTCTTAGCCATTCCAACAAGCTCATTATCAGAACCTTTAATACCCAATACTTTATCCAAAAAATGACCAATTTCATGAGATAGCGTAGGTAAATTCATGCGATTTGCGACGCGAATACCATCGTGGAAATTTTGAATGTAGCCTAAAACACCTGCTCTTCGCATCCTGCTCATGTGGCCTTCATTAACTGCTGTAATTTCTCTTGCAAGTCCTAAAATTTCATTAGCACGGATTAATTTAGGTTCTGCAGGAGCAACTACTCTTACAGGTAGTCCACCAGGCTCATCAGCGATATCGAGGGATACAATAGGGGGTTCTTTAACTCGAACAGGGGAAGCACCATTATCCTTAATATCTTTTGCTAAGTTGGTAACAATCCTTTCAGCACGAGACTGTTTCATTGGTTTAATTTTACCTTTAGATACTTGTTCAGCCATAGCATCACCAGTCTGCTTTAAGTTATCCATCCTGGCATTTACCATGCGTTCATCCACAGTATCATTGATAAAATCAGGGGCATCCCCTTTATGCGTATCCATTAGGTGCTGTGCACGTTCCTGCTGTTTCTTCCTACTCTTTTTTCCTTTACTAGAAGGAGGAACATTAGCAACTACACTTTCTGCATCTGCCTGTTTCATCCCTGTGAGCCCTGTCTTAGTCAATTTGCTATGGAGAACCTTATAGGCAATAGGAGTTGCTACCTGTCCTATATCCACAGCCAGTTGAGCATAAGCGGCTCCTGGGTTCTCTCTCCAAAGGGTATTCCATTCTTCATCCCTCCCAGACAAACGTCTCAGGGAAGAGTAGATATCACCAAAAAACGGCACCATAGGAAGTACAGTATTTGTAAGGTTCTCTGCATAAGCACCCCTTTGAGTTTCATCAGAGAAATCAGTATTATGAGTTGCTGTAAGGACACCTTCAGTGATATTCATGGTATCCATTGGGAGACTAGCAAGAAAGCCTGCCCCTGCTACTGTAGAAAGAGTACTAGCGGCTCCCGTAAGAGCAGTACTGCCACTAGCGGCTAAACCTGCAAGACCAGCAACAGTACCAACACCCCGACCGACTACTCCTGCTAGGGCTTTACCAGCATTTATTTTCCACCTAAAGGCATCCATCTGATATTCATTCATAACAGGAATGTCTTTTGGATTCACATTAAAATCATCATTAGCACCTGCATAGTCATAAATATCAGCATCATTGTAAGCCATAGAGGCCCTCTGATATTCAGCCCACGCTTGTCCTAAGCCTGTAAAGTAATCACTAACAGTAGTTGCGAGACCTTCTACAGCCCCCTTAAAGGAGTGCCTTCTGTCAAACTCCTCCTGTTCAGCTTTAGCCTCTGCTTCTGCTACAGCCTTTTTATATTGTTCCTGATACACACGTTGACCAAAAAGGTCTTTCATTTTTGCATCAAAATCAGCATCATAAGTAGGCATATTTAACAGGCACACTCCTTTCTCCTATAATAATCATTCATTATCACTATCATCCTCATCAATTTCAGGGGGAGCTGTATGAGGTACACCAGCATCCAAAGTAGTAGAATCAAAGGGGATACCATGATCAATAAACCATTGCCTCATCTTTTCCTGATCATAGCCATTACCAGTCCCAATAGTGAAGGCATCCTGGGCCGCATGGGATAACAATTTAGCATTTTCAGGACCAATATAACGGCCCCCATACCAGCCTAAAGATATGTACGCATCAGGGTTCCAGCGTTCTTCCACAATGATAATAGTTTTATTGGCTTCATTCAGTTTATTCTCCTCAGCCTCAGTCAGGGTTTCCCCATTTTTCTGTTTCTCTTCCAAAGAGGTTTTGGTGTTGAGTGCTCTGAAATAACCACCATTATCATATTGTTTTTCCGCCCACCTTTGCTCAGGGGTCAATGCGGCCTTTTCAGCTTTAGCTCTAGCTTTTTCTGCACTAGCATAGGCCCTTTGTTCTCGTGCAACGGCACTGTCAATGCTATGATTCAGCCTGGCTTTATCACCAGCAGAAAGGTCCGAAAGGGAGCCAATCTGTTTCTTTTTATCATCCCACGAAAGCTCAGAGGAATAAAGAATAGCGTATGCTTTATCTTTAGCATCATTATTACGTTGATGATAGGCTCTTTCAAGATCAGCATTTTCTTGCTCAATGAGCTTCATGACACTATTTCGCAGGGCAGGATTATACGCTGTAGCATTGTAGTCATAGCTGTTATTAGTAGATTCAAGGCCTCCATTGTAACCTTCTACATGTACATGATCTCCTGTAGCACCCGCATCACCCTCTTTTTCAAATTGCACAAAATCAAAATAAGGGGCTAATGTCTGTGCTAATTGGGTGCCTTGTTCACGGGAAAGGCCTTCACCTACCCAGATATCCATAGCATCACCAATGTGGTGTTTACTATTAGACCCTGCACCAATACCATCAAGTACTCCAGGGGGCCTATAAGCAGATGTAATGGTTGTCTCTTCCGCTCCTGCGGCCTTTAGCTTTCCTAGGAGCTGGGGAACAATCCCAAACCATTTAGCTTGTTGTCCTGCCTCAAAGTTTTCTTTAATACCAGGTTCCCATATAATTTCGGAGGGAGATACAGAGGGATTTAAAGGTTTACCATAATTAGGATTCTTAATGGCCTGCTGAATATATTCATCATAGAGCTTTCCATATTCTCTTGTCTCAGCATTGTCAATATCCCCACCAGGGCCACAGTTATAGTGCAGTGCGGCTAATCGCCAATCACCAAACTTTTCATAAAGACTTTTAAGATATTTAATACCACCCCTGATATTATCTCCAATATCTCTTGGGTCATCTATCCCCAGTTCTCTTGCAGTATCAGGCATAAGTTGCATAGCACCAATGGCACCAACACTGCTATCTTGGCGACCTTCAATGACTTCTTTATTGTTCCTGTTTTCAATATGGAATACTGCCCAGGCTACATTAAGGGGGACACCCTGAGCTATAGCTTCTTTGCGTAGGGCTGTATCAGCAGTAGGATTTCCGCTAGAAGGAATTTCCCACTCACCACCTGTAGCATTAGCTTTTAAAGTACCAACCTCAGAGTCTACCAGCTGTAATGCTTTAGTCATATCCAGAGTACCATCAGGCCTCTTAATGCGGGATATAATAGAATTGGCCATCGCTCTAGCAGTATTCACAGAGATACCTTTTCTAAGAGCACCTTGAGGCAGTTCTTTTCCAAATGTATGGCCACCGGGGAAAAACTCCACATCGTTCAAAGCATCAAGCTGAGTGGTGTCTGTGAAATATTCTTTGTTTTCCTTAAAAAGTTCTGCCCAATAAGTAGCGGCTTCCTGGGGTGTATCAAAATAAAGAGAGCTTTCACGCACCAAAGTGGACATGTCTTGCTTATAACGAGTATTACTGATAGAGCCCGCATTAGTCATTAACTTTTGGTATCTAGTGGCTATCAGCCTTTGCCCAGTAGCTTGTCTGTCATGCTTTATAGCTTTTCTGGCAACTTCACTGATTTTAAAAGAGTTTTCAAAATTAGCCTGATTAAGCCCTGCATCAAAAGCCTCTTTGTTAATCAAAGAATCGCCCATGGCTTCTCTTTGTTTTTGCAGATATCCTTGGTAGGAACTTACTGCTTCTTGAGGGGATTTAGGAATCTTACCATCATTTTCAGTGAGATAATCTTCCATGGCATTATTGGCCGCTTGTGTCCCCATGGCTTTTTCTAAAAGAGCAATTGCGTAGGGATTATCAGTTTGATCATAGCCTCCAGCATGTTGCAATGTGCTCATGATGTCGAAATTGCGTAAATCATTAGCAGTTTTACCTGCCACCATTGCTTCTGCCTGTACTAACTTAGCCTGATTCTTCTGGCGTTCTTCGCGGGAAAGAGCTTCATTCCAAAGGGCACCTCCTAGAACACCTAAAGACTGTGCAAAGCGTTCAGCTCCATAGTCTCTGCTTTCGTGGACACTGTTACCAAATTCAGGATTATTAAGCCGTTTTTGATAAACACTATCTGGCATAGGCCTAAATTGTTTTTGTAAGCCTATGGTATTTTTAATATCGGTTGCCATTTATATTAATATCTCCAATTTGTATATTTAGAGTTACCTACTCTTCTACCAGCCGCACGTGTCCAGTCAGGATCAGCACCATCAGACCAATTAGAGAAGGAGTTATAGCCACTATTGCCAGTGCTAGAAGTTTTGCCAGGTAAATTACCTTTAGCCTCAGTAGTATTTCCATAAGTGGCGTTCTTTTTATTCTCATAGGCATTTCTATAGCCTGTATACGAACTGACAGCCATTCCAGCTATAGTAAGAGCATTTTGGAACCTAGAAGGCATCTTAGGAGCAGAAAGGTTTAAGCCATTAAGATAATCCTCAGTTTGATATAGAGCAGATTCTTTATTAAGGTCAATTTCATTAGATTTTCTTGCATAATTATCCTTGATAGAAGAAGTGGCTCTTGCAAGGTCTCCTGCTACAGCTCTATTAAGAAGAGTAGCAGTCCTTCCTTCACCACCATATCCCTCATTAATAGAGGCCTCTACTTGGGCATTTGTCTCAGACCCATTGCGGGTAATCTTGTCAAGCTCAGCGGCGGCGGCTTCAAAGGCATCTCTTCTCTCTATTTCGTAGTTCTGGAAAAGGTGTGTCATGTTCTTTATAGCGGCATCTTTTTTGGCGTTCATCTGCGCTTGATAACTATTAGCCATAGCCTTTTGGGTTTGGTATTCCCCATAAATATTAAGGGCTAATTGAGTACCAGCCATAGCAGACATAAAATCACACATCCTATTTATTCCTTTCTGTATGTTGTAATAGGTAGCCAGTAAAAATAAAGAAAACCATCCTGTCTCTTATAGAATTTAGCATCCAGGCTTTTTAACCATGCAATGTGTAATTTATTTCGTTCCCACGCATGATTATATAAAGGCTCTTTCCAGTATTTTCTAAGAATAGGAATAAGAGTCTTCATGTACCTTAGAAAGGCTACTTTATGCTTCTCTACATGAGTTGTACATAGAAGCCATATACAGCCTTTATGTACACCTCCAATTCCTAGGATAAGATTATTATCATAAACAAGAGCCTGTGCGCCACATTCCACAAGATCACTGATAGGAATATCTAAAAAATTTCTACTATCAGGACCTGCAAGACACTCAGCCATATCCTCTGGTCTCATACGTTTATAAAATTCAGATAATAATCTTATCGTTAAAGGAACTATAGCTACCTTATTGTTATACTTTTTAGCTTTATTCAATTTGACGCGTCCTCCTGGTATACCTGCCCTGATAGCCACCACCCACGATAGCAACAGGAGTAGGATTAGGAGATTCTAGGGTAATTTTTATTTTTGTATTCAGCTCATGAACAGGAATTTTAAAAGTCCCAGTGAGCAGTGTAACAGTATCGATTTCCTGACCACCATTCAGATTATAGAGAGATCGTACATATGTTTTTAGGTTATTCTTAGAGGGAGACACTACTTGTACTTTGAAGGCACCACTGTCAACATAGTTGAACCAAACGGTTTGAATTTGCAAGCGACCATCAGAAATCGTTGTGGTATTTCCTTGCTCAACTCTTTTAATCATCAACGTGCTTAAAGCCATTTTAAAAGAATAGGGGATACCTACATAAACTATTTGATTTCTATAATCACCCCTGACTGTTAACAACCCATCAGAAGCCTCTGCCTGAGAACACTCTATAATCTCGCCTCTTGATGTTACGATATCATAAGCGTTACTAAATGTAGTAGCCTTATAGCTATCCTTGATATTAAAAGTAGTTGTATTCTTCACATCATCATAGACGGATGTAGTTATTTCCACTTTTCTATCCAGATATATACGATAAGGTTCCTTATCAAAGTCTTTAGTGTTATAGGCTAGTTTAAGGATTTCTAAAAATACTTCACCATCTCTCTTAGTGGTAATATATAAGGATGACCCCATAAATTCAGCACCTAGAATAGTACCTCCAAAAGTCCATTTAGACCATGAGCTTTGCTGTTTAACTCCATCTAAAAAGAGGAATTTATAAACATACATGGTATCTGGGGCCGCTTTAGAGACTGCTAAGATAATATTATCAATGGTAGAAGGGATTAATTTAAAGACACCATTAGGGATGTAATTGGGGACATGAGATGTAATATCCTGGGCGTCCCTTTTATCAGTATCATCGAAAGCAGTGAAGTATTCCTTCACGGAAGTATAATTGCTTCTCCTAACAGTAAAATAAATGTTTCTCCCGACTCCTACAGGTTTAACTCTGGGGTCACTTGAAAAATAGGTCATGGTGTTTACTTTAGCATTACTAGGGGTAAGCACTCCCTCAGCTCTTAGGGAAAATTGAGCTGTACCAGAAAACAACACTAAGTCGTCTCCAAAAGGAACTGCCTGATAAAGAATAGCAATCTTATTATCACTGACCGCAATATCAATAGGATCTGTATCCCTCACACTTGTAGCACTAGCCATCCAGAAATTAAAGAAATCACTAGAGTTACTAAGGATGATATTTTCCCCACTAAGGAAACCTAAACGATTTCTATAGAAAAATACATCATTAATGGTATCCCCAATAAAAGAAGGTTCAGGATTACTGTTATCATCCCCTGTGAGTTTCTTGCTCCAAGCTGCTGGTTTGAATGTAAAATTTCCATCAGCACCTCGGATAAGAACATGGGGCATTGTATTATTATTGAAACTAATGAAACTATTAGGAGCTACAGTTTCTTTCCAAATACCTGCATTAGCATCATATTGGACATAATAATCGTCCGATGTCGTTTTCTTTTCTCCGACAACTTCACATACAAAGGCATGAGGAGCACTGGAAGGAAGATGATTAAAAGTCTGGACCTGTTTCAGAATACCAAACATAGCCTGATTGTTATAGTTATCGTAGGCTTCCACTTTAGTAATAGTGGTGTTAGCCTTAAAAATATATAACCAGGAAGGCCCTGTCCACACAGTCCATCCATTATTTCTGGCCCCTTCTGCCAATTTATCTACAATAAAATTTGTGTTAATAAGATTAACATGTTCACTTTTGGAACCATCAGGAGTCTGATAAGCACACACATCAGTTCCATTAAGACGAACCTTATAAGTTCTCCCGTATTGACCACTTTTCACATGAATAAGAGCCCCCTGATTAGTTTTATTGGGGGATTTTTCATTAGACATAGATACTGTCTTAGATCTATTCACTATAAAGGTGTAGTCTGCAATTGTAATCATCTTGAGATCAGTGAGGTTTGTCTTACATTTTAAATAATTAATATCAGAAACATTCACAGAAATCCGTTTTCCTGTAAAAGCATTATAAGCACAGATTACAGGAGTAGTCTGAGTCCCATCAATAGCAATAATATATTTCTCAGAATCATCTCTATTGATAAAGTGAACGAAAGGGGAGGCTTGAGGGAATCCCTCTAGTTTACCTACATGCAACGTAGGAGGTCTTTTCTGTAAACCACCAGCTTCCGTAGAGAGCCCATTAAGCTGTTCTTCTAGCTGTTCGGGATGTCTCAATATAGCTGGTTGCTGAGAAATACCTGCTACAAAGTTTTTATAACTCTGCGTAATTAAAGTAGCCATATTATTAATTATCGTTCCTTCACACCACTAATATAGGTGTTTTCAAGCATATTCACAGGTTCTGCTAGATGCTCATATTCATTAAAATAAGACCATGCTTCTTGTTCTCTTTGTAAAAGCAGTTTAGACAGAGAGTCATCCCCCAGGTATCTATTGGAAAACTTGGAAGAAGCCTTAGCAATAACATATTCCTGGGCACTTACAGGGATACTACTAAAATCCATAAAAAGTACTACAGTAGCTTGAATATCCGCAGGGAATACATAAGTCTGATTGTCCATATCATAGACATATCCATTCTGCTTAACTACTTTATAATCCTCAGAAATGACACTAAGAACATTATCTGGCCATTGAATTTTATGATTCATTACATCTACATTCAATGTAAAATTCTCAAAGGTATTAAAGGACCATCCTCTGCTTTGGAACGTTCTATTGACTTCCTTTAGCATATTCAAGGCATTAATAGCATCTGTATCTTCCAGATCCACCAGGGAATTTACTCCATCTTCATTAATTGAACTAAGGATACTATTGACCGCATCAAGCAATACAGGGTCTGTCAATTGCAAGGTATTCCTTCACTCCTTTCTTTTATTTTCTTCATTCATCAAAAAAAAAAGACCCTAGGGATGCGCCAATAGGCTCGTACAATGTCCTACGGTTTATTTGCTAGGGTCACTATTAAAATTGGTGGGTAGAAAAACATAAAGGACCCTACAGATATTCCATAGAGTCCTTATGTATTACTATCTCTTAAGCAGAGGTGATTTCACCCATAAATGCGGCTTCGGGTCTCAGTCCCCCCTGACCAATGGCATACTTACCAATAATCTGGTCAGCCTGGTAGTTCGGTCTACGTGCATGTTCCAGAGAGAAGGATTTCAGGGTCAGAGTTCCTACAGTATAGCGATGGGCACACAGGAAAGCGGCCTTATCCTTATGATCAGCAGGGAAGATATGGCCTTCTCCTTGCATAATACCATCAGGCTTACCCCCCTCATCAGAAGCAACACCACCAATAGTCAGGTGTGGACATTCAACAATATCAAAACCACACACCTTATTCACATCACCATTGACGATATCACCAACACCACCATACAGTTTGTTGATAGCATCACGGGAAGCAATCAAGGCATTACGTGCAATAGGAAGCATGTAGCATACACGGCCTTCCAGGGGTACATAATTATTAGACATAGCAGTCTTGATATGGAGCAATTCTTCCACAATAGCCTTGCCAAGGGCTTCGGATTCAGCGGTCAGTCCACCAGTTACAGCACGGGTAACAACTTCACCTTTACCCAGACCAGGCAGAAGCTCTTTGTTAATCAGAGCCATCTTAGCGATTTCAGCCAGAAGGCCACCATCACGAGCCATAGCCAGGGCTTCACCAATCTGATAAGCATATTCAGAACGCAGATCATAGTGGTTCATAGCTTCATCAATATCGGTAATCAGGCAGTCAGAAGTCAACAGACCATCGATCTGCAGGGTTACTTTAGTCTGCTGGCCAGGCTTACGCAGATCATCCAGATTAGCACCAGGGGCCAGGTACTGAGCCTTAGCACGTTCCAGGACAGGGAAATCTGCGGCTTTACCAGCAGAAATAGCACGTTCCAGGTGTCGCCCAGCAGTAACAGATTTCCGACGATAAGCAGTCAGGACCTCGCCAGCGAACTGGGTCAGGAACATTTTCAGTCTACCTGCAGAGGCATCATTAGAGTCAAGACCAGGAGAGGCAATCACAATTTTAGTAGATTCAGGCATTAATTAAAACATCCTTTCAAAATATAAATAAAAGTTTTAACGACTAAAAGAAAAGAAATTACTGTTTCTCAGCTTTTGAGTTACTTCACTACGATAAGCTGGATCAGTATCATAACGAGGGTCAGCCATGGCTTTGGTCATTTCAGCTTCATTGGTAAAACCACCGACAGAGGCACCAGAGCCCACTTGACCACCCAGAATGGTCCGATTAGCGGTCCCCTGATTCAGGGTCATTTCCGCTTGAATACCATTCAGGAACATACTAATAGCAGATACATTGCCTTGTTCCACCAGATTATTATAGGCATCAATACAAGCATCACCTTTAGCGGCAATATAATTGGCAATCTTATTGTAATTCTGCTGGCCACCTACAGAGTTCATAATAGTATTCGCCACAGCATTACTACGTGCTTCCACCCCAGCAATATAAGCATCCACCAGGCTACGACCAAAACCAGCCTTTTCTAGGTCTTGATAGGTCCTTTCAGATAGCTTCCCATCACGTTCATATTCAGCGGCGGCATCATCAAAAGACAGGCCAGCATCAGAGAGAGCCTTCTTGGCCTCTTCCTCAGCTTTAGTTGCTTCCTGATAAGTCTTAGTAGCCTCTTCCTCAGCTGTGGGCTGGGGGTCTTGACTAGGTGGTTCTTGCTGATGATCACCATTATCAATGTTAGTAGTAGGATTGTCTACTTGTTGACCATCTTCTTGTGGTTGTTGGGGCTGTTCTTTAACTTCCTCGTTATTATTATCTACGTGGTTATTTTCGACATCTGGGAGAGTTACAGTAGTTTCGATAGTACCCAAAATATTTTATTCCTCCTCAATATTTCCTAGATTAATTATTCGTTTAAAGGGTCCTGTAGGTTGGCTTGTTGTTCAGCCTGTGCCATTCCCATAAGACCATTTACAGCAGGTCCTGTAGCATTAGCCATCATTTGTTGCTCCATGGCCTGTTGTTGTTCTTGCTGAATCTGTTCATCAGTCTTAATGAGTCCCGTGGTGTCAATCCCCAAAGAGGTAGCTTTAGCTTTAATAAAGGCTCCTACGTTGATATATTGTTCTGCACCTGGAAGAGCACTAATAGACTGCTGTAGCATTTCTAACTTATTAAAATCATGCCCCCTTCCTAGGGCCTCTAAGCCTGTAGTAATAGAAGGTTCTATGTCCCCCTGCTGTGTAATAGGAATCTCACCATTAGCCTCTAACTGGGCCATGATGCGTTTTACCAGGGGTAATTGAAGTTCCTGAGAAAGGATACTATAAGTACCTCCTAAGGTATCTTCAAGTTCTCCAGCTACCTGTCTAATTTCTTCCGCAGTGACACGTTCGGCATCCCTTTGTACTACAGAGTTAAGGATAAAGCAATAAGATAATCTCTGTTCGATAGCGTCTACGGTACTTTTGGCAATCATAATATCAGTACTTTTATCGAGCTGTAGCACATTGATATCTTCTTTGCGCCCAGGAACAAAGTCACCTGTCTTAGCTTTAGCGATTCTTCGTGCCTGTGTAATACCCCCTGGATTCACCAAATAAAGAATATGGGCGGCAATGGCGGCATAGTTAAGAATAGCCTCCTGCAATCCATCAAGATTTTCTAAATCGCCCAAATACTCTTCCACAAAGGAACGACCATAAGATTCACCATCCATCTTGACAAACCTCAAAGCAATCCAGGGAGATTTATCCATTGGGAATTGTTGCTCTGTCCCCTGAATGGGATTGCCCTCAATTTCTTGATAGGAGTAATAGCGGTCTCCCATAAGATAGGCATGTGTATAGATTTCTACAGGGTCTGTTACTTTCCATTGCTTACCATTCTGAGTTAAAAGATTCTTCACATCATCAGGAAGCGTACCATATAAAAGCTTATCTACAGTTACAATTTGAAGTACTTTCCCTAGTGCATCTCTCTGTACAACATAAGAGCTCAGTCGGTATAACTTAGCACCACCTTCCTTAGGGGGCAGATAGAGAAGACAGTTTCCAGCTACAATGAGTTGATTCAGGGCTTCTTTAATAGTTACCCTAATTTGAGAAGTCTCTACGTACTTTAGGATTCTTTGTTCCATCTTCATCATAGCGGCTTCAATTTCTTGTTGCATTGCAGGGTCTTGTTGAGACACCTGGGATTTCAATACGGGATTCATGTCCAATCGGAAGAAGGTACTATTAGGAGGAAACAAAGCAAGAAGTAATTTAGAAGATAGATTATTCACCCCTCTAGCACCAAAAGACTGGTGGGGGATTTTATAGGTGCTGGAAGAGTTATCTGTCTCTTTAGGAAACAAAGCAGGGATAGTAAACTGAGCACATTTTTCAGCCCTATCAGTATAATTCTGACGATCCGTTTTAAGACGCTCATAGACCTGTTTAGCGGTCTCTCTGTTCTGGGTATCTTCACTATATCCCAAACTAATGTTATTATTTTTTCTATTCGTATCCATTAGTTGCGTATTTACAGGTTAATTCCCTGAGCCTCCTTTGTTCTATTTCTAGCAATCTTTAAAGACCTTTTACCACTCTTTTTGCCTACAGTTTCAGAATTGGAACTATCAGCACCCATAGAGGCTTCTCCATTATAATCATCAAAGGGTGCGGATACTGCTACAGCAGGAGGCTTATAAGTATTATCAGCTTCTTCTGCTCCAGCGGGTGCCCACGTTTTGGCTTCTTGAAATTTTTTCTGCAAACCTCTTTCATTAATGATTGTTTCAGCGGCTTTTCTATACTCAGAGTCTTTAACCTTATCAGTAAATTTAGAAGCAAGTTTGTTGAATTTACTGTCCCTAGAGGGGTTGCTTTTCTGGCTTAAAGGGAGTCCATAAGTTTTACCATAGACAGCTGTATTAATCACATCATCATCGGACCAGGGGGAGAATTGCTGAAAAGCCCCCCCTCTTTTATAGGTGTAACCACGCATCTTATTTTGAAGGCTAATCAGACACATGATATTTTTAAATCTCCAATCCCGTAAAAGAAGAACCTCTTTTAGTAATCTTTAAAGCATTTTTTCCTTTTCTTTTATTGGTGTTTTCATTTTCGGTTTGTTCCTGCATCCCCATGGAATTTTCAGGATTACTTGCAGGAGCACTTACACTGACCGCAGAGGGCGCAGGAATAGGAGTAGGAGCTTCAATCACTTTCTGAGCTCCACCACCACTACTGCCACCACCACCAAAAATTTTCTTTACAGCTTTCTTACACATCTAAGTATCTTTCACTCTCCTGTATTTCTTTTAATAAGTATCAAAATGTGAGGGGATTATAGCCACCACCAAGAGAACCTCTAGGAACCTTCAAAGCACTTTTACCTTTCTTTTTCGTCAAAGTCTCATCATCAAGGCCACCATACAAAGGGCTTTCAGGATCTTCACTTTGGGTCTCTGGCACAAGGTCTTTTGCAGTCATGCCAGTGTCCTGTTTGATGGTAGTAATCTTAGGGGTTTTTACCTTAAAAAAGCACAACTTACTATACACCACCTATTTCAGTATCATTTTGTTCATCTATCATAAATTTAATATAATTAAGCACATCATTGACACCTTTCATGTATCCTAGATGAACATCACTATTGTTAAAATCTTTTTTCGTTAGCAGATACTTTAAATCAAAATTTCTAGTGAGAATATCAATAACACAAGGGGAGATGTAATATAGTTCCTTATCCATAATATTTCTATTTTTTCTCTCTTTCTTTCTCTCTCTATATAGTGTGCCAATTAAAATATTACTTTTTTGGAACCCACAATTTTGGTATGTAGCCTTTTAAATCAATGACATCTTCTGCCCTTAAAATGCGTGCAACACGAGCCTGTAAGAGAGCTTCTTCCTCAGAAAGACCCTTTAAGGCAAAAGCATCCCTTACAGTTTTCCATACAGGAGAAATACTGAGCATCTTATGTGCTGTTACAGGTCCAATACCAGGACAACCTTTATAGTTATCCGTAGTATCCCCTATAAGAGTTTGATAAAGATGAAAATAATCAGCTTCTTCTTCAGTAGTATCATAGGGGAGGTCGTGAATTAAATCAAAAAACCTACCTGGGATAGACCTAAAATCTTTGTCACCACTAACCATGATACTATCAGTAGGAGAGGATGTTGCCAAAATACCAATACAATCATCTGCCTCTAGGGAAGGCTTCTCAAAGCAGTTATAAGTATGCTTTATCCATTTCACAAGAGACCAATATCCTAGAGGTTTTGCTTTCCCATTCCTGTTAGCTTTATAAGTAGGGAGTATATGTTTACGGAAATTATCATTAGGATCTGTGAAGCACAGAATATGGTTGCAAGGAATCTTATTATTAATCTTAAAGGCTTTATATACTTTATCCTGTAGGGTATCCAATTGTTCTCCAAAAGTTACCTTAATGGCATCCATGTCAATGTAGGAAGATATGGTGTCCCCCCAGCAGACTTCTGTTTTGGCGGCAGATACTAAACGAAAGGCTAACATATCCCCATCCAGTAATAATTTAATTTCTTTATGCTTCGTCAATATACATAGCCCTTTCTTCGTCATAGGTTAAGATGTGATGCAGAGCTGGTTTATGAGGAAAACCTTTCTTAGAGAATTTGTCGGTTTCTACAAGGATATAACGACCGATGATTTCATCAAAAAAGTTCACTTCATTGGTAGCATACCACCAGCGCTCTTTATCAGCTTTGTCAATACCTCTTTTTACATAGAACACCTTTGAACCAATACGACAACACAGTGAGTTCATTTTATCTACATTCGGTTTGCTAGCCAGTCCAATACATTTAGCGACAATGAGCATCTTTTTTCTTCCTTCCTTGTTTAGTTCCCTTGATGTGGCTCCAGGTTTTACAATAGGGGCAATATACAGAAAAGCCTTTTTCATGTAAAATTTCATGGATACCTTTAAGAAGAATATAATCACATTTAGGACATACTACAGGTCCAATAAGGTTTTTAGTTGTTTTCATGGGTAAACTCACATCTAGTTTCCTTACAAACCTCACAGGGAGCTTTTACCTTTTCAAAGCAAAGGGGACAAACTTTCTCTGCTAGAATCTTTTTGATTTCCTGAGCAATTGCTCTGTGTTCTTTAGAAGCCCTCATACAAAGTCTTTTAGGAAGGTATTCCATCCAAGCTCTAAAGTTCCCAGAAACAATAACCTCATACATAGCGGCTTTAGGAAGGCAATAGGCAAGGATTTCTAAGGGGGCAGAGCCTTTTGAAACTTCCTCAGAATACAGGAGCATACTTTTGTTATTAAACTTATCCACATTCTCATTGCCTGTCTGATAGGTTCCCTTTAATTGGGACCCTCTGGAGGATTGCACGGTAAAGCTGAGATGTCTATGCCTGGTTATTTGAAGCAGGGTAGTAATGCTCATATAGATTCTAAAAGTAGCCATGCAATGCTCAAATACAGACCAATGACCAGCCTTTAATATATGCTTTAAAGTGTTTTCATTTGCTTTCTTTTGATAACATACCCCTGCAATATTCTCTAAAAGTCTCATAGGAGTTTCAGTACAAGCCAATAGTTCTACATAAGGTTTCTTCATAGATTATTCCTCCCTTTTCATTAATGACAATCGTACCAGTTACGCCCAATCTTACCTTCCACATCTAGCCTGACACCAAAATGATAGTGCTCTTGAGTGTCTGTCATGGCTAAGGTAGCCTGTTTACAGACCTCTTCTGCAATTTCTTTAGTTCTACATGCTACCTGTACTTCATCATGGACCCATGCCATGTAAAAGAAGTCTTTGCCATGCGCATAACCACACTCATTAATAAGCCTTTCTTCCAAACGGACAATCCAATATTTGCACACTAAGGCCCCTGCAGATTGCAACAAAAGATTCAAAGCAGAATGTAAAGAGCGTACTTTCAAGGGTCTCCTATCAAGACCATAAAGATACTTTCTTCTCCATTTTTGTACTTCACCATGAAACTCAGAGGCCACAAGAGTATTCTTTATGGCTTCTCTCAACTGTGCTACAGCAGGGGTATGCTCTAAGAATCTCTTCTTTATAGCCTTGCCTTCCTTAGCTGTCCCATGAATGATCTTCCCCATTTTGGCATCCCCAGCGCCATATAAATAGGCATAAATAAAGGTCTTAGCCTGGTCACGTGTGGGGAGACCTGCGGCCTTTTGATTAGCAGTATGGATATCACCATTAAGAATTTCATGGCCATAGGCCCCATGATCATAACGTCTAAGATAGTGGGCAAGGCATCTCAATTCAAGCCCACTAGCATCAATACCTGCCTCATACCACCCATCAGGAGCCTTAAAAAGTTCTCTACATTCTTTACCATAGGGACTATGAGAAGAGGGAACTTGAGCCACATTAGGATAGGAATGAGTGGCACGTCCTGTTACAGTACCACACGGATTTACTGTGCCATGGATACACCCATCAGACTGCACCATTTTCAACCAGCCATATTTGCCATCAGCCAATTGTCCCAGTCTTTTGGATACCATAAGATATTCTGCCATGATACCTGCCATCTTTTGAAGCTCATCAGGAACATCTTTATCAGGGTTTTCTTTCAGATACTTAAAAGTTTCATCATCGATTTTGAGTCGTTCTTCTTCCCACAAATCAGGTTCTGCAGGTCTATACCGATAATGATTCAAAATAATCCATTCAAGTTGTTGCCTAGACTGAGGATTAAAATCCTTATAACGTTGAATAGGCACACCTTTTTTATACCCCATGGCCTTATTATCTTTTTTAGGTATAAAGACTTTATCAGGAATCCTAGGGGCAATACTTCTTAATTGTTCGCCTAGAATAGCAAAACGAGACCTCAAAGTTTCCTCTAAGATCTCTGCTTTCTGTATATCAAAAGGAAATCCATTTTGCTCTTGTCTGAACATCAACCATTGGGCTTTATGCTCTAGCTCAATAGCCTCCTGTGGATACTTATAAGCTAATAAATGTTTGTATAACTTTTCAGTTACAACTACGTCCTGCTTATTGTATTCAAGCATATCTTCATTGAAAGAGTCCCACGCTGTCTCCCCATGATCTGCGGCATAGGTGCCTTTTAATTCACCTAAACGGTATCCCCAGGCTTTTAAACTATGGGAACCAATTAAATTACCTGGAAGAATACCCCGCTTGAATAGCATCATGTCTGAACCTTTATTTTCTGAGTAGATTAAATGACTAAGTACCAATGTGTCCACAATTAAGGAACGTTCTGCACGGCCCACGTAAAAGACAGTAGCGGGATACAGTTTTTCAATGGCAGGAATGTCAAATTTGATAATATTATGACCACAGATAGGGATACCTTTAGTCAAAGCATTATTGAGCATTTCAACACCCTTTTGGACCTCATTGGGTTTAAAAGAGTGTACACTGTTATCACTATCATCAATAATACACATACAGTGAATGGTAGTAAGGTTATTCAATAGGCCATCTGTTTCAATATCAAAAAAGAGCATCCTGGTTTTCCTCCCAATATTTGTTCTGTGTTACTTACTCAAGCTTTTCAGCATACCCTGTAGAATATCTACCTGAGCTCTTGCTTTTTTGTCTTTATCAGCCAATTCTTCACGAATTTTAGCAATAAAAAGCATACGGTCAATAATCAGTTTAATCTGAAACTTCTTTAGGCAATTCATAATAACACTCAAAAATTTAATAAGTTGCATGTAAAATCCTTTCTCTTATTTATTGTAATATCTAAGGCCAGCTTCATGCTGTCTTGCCTCAGAAAAGCTACTAATAGGCTTTAAGTACCCAATGACACGGGTGGCATATTCCACATTGTTAGACCCGCAATATTTACAGGTTTGCCTCGTAAAAGGGTCAATGCGACCGCAATCTTTACAAATAGTAGTTAAAACATTGGTAGTCCAATAGGGGACCCCCTTTTTAGCGGCTACATCTATGATCTTCCTGCAGGTAGCCTTATTGGGGATATTTTCAAGGTTTAAATGGCATGCGGCCCCACCATCAAGATAATGAGAAACCTCTTTTCCGTGTACATCTAACTTATCTAAGATAGACCATTCTGGATTTTCTACAGGGAAAAAGTAAGAATTATAACAATCCCTATTGACTTCTAAACCTGCTTCTTTGTCCCATTTTGCGTTCTTTACCCCCAGATTTTCAGCAGGGACAAATTCTGTGTTGAAACGATACCCGAACTTCTTTCTAGCTCTGATGTTGTTTTCTTTAAATTCTTTAAGTATTGTACCTAGAACTTCTTTATAAAAGTCCATATGATCATGAATATCAATGTGCTTCTGGAGAAACAGCCATTCAAGACCCTCAAGCAAGCCATTAATTCCCACAGTGCCAAACTGTTTATCAAGATGAATGTACCCTGCATCATAAGCTGGAAGCATCCCTGCACTAAGGTAATCTTTCACAAGTTCCCTATAAGCATTTAGAAAATAAGATACATCCCTGAGAAGAGTGCACAGGTTTATATTACCCTGAGATTGAAGCACTCTATTCATATTGATGGTGATTACCTGAAAAGACCCAGTAGATACACCTCCAGCACCTAGAGTATAGCTGAAAGTATTATCTGCAAGTTCATTGCGCAAGCGACAACAGGAACTCAAAGAATCGGCACTATCAGACTCATAGTGGAAAAAAGACAACCCTTTAGACATAGCATCTGCAAGAGTATCTGCAAAGTCATTATCTTTAATTTCTCTAGTGTCCTTGTCTACCAAATAAGCGGCAGTCACCACAGGAAAAGTAAGCAAAGCCTTCGTGCGTTCTTTAGTGAACCAATCAAGGAAGAAGGTTTGAAGGTCTCTAATGGATTCATATTCTGGCTTTTCTTCGTCAGGAAACCAAAAGTCACCAAAGAGACTTTCAAAGTAAGCCTTATCAAACAAAGAGATATTCCAGAATACAGACTGGTTTCCCCTTGCGGCGGCTGGTTGGTTCATCGTATAGATTACACCCTGTAATTCCTGAGCTACTTCCTTAGAATGTTCTTTCAGATAGCCTGGCCCCCATTCCTTACGTGCAAAATGGTCAAAGTACATAAGAAATTCTACCGTAGCAATAGCACCTGCAAAATTACTGGCCAGCTGATAGACCAGATTGCAGAAAGAACCACAAAATGCTCTTAAGTTGGTAGGGGGAGTAGAAGTGCCACCCAGACTTTTAGTACCTTCCAATAAGAAAGGATAAAGAGACACGGAAGCACAATATGGCTTTAAAGAAGTTTCATCGTGGATGTAGATATAGTGCTTTTCGAGATACCCATCGAACCTTCTTTGCATATCTCTACCCTCAATGGGGCCATAAAGTTCTAGCATTTTGTCTTTTACCATCTTGCGATTAAGCTGAATAGTAAAATCCTTATAAAGCTCTGCCTCAAGGACCGCTACATCTTTATTTGATACATTCGAATTAGCATCTACAGCACTTCCAGTTGCCGCATTAGAAGCAGTCATGAAGTCTTTAATATACTGTATTTTAGCTTCCGTCTGCTCATCGTTTAAATGAATAAAACTCATATCACATTTACCTGCTTAATTTCAAAATATAAAAATAGTACATGACAGTCACCAAAAGGGGAACCATCATGTACCATGAAAAGTTATAGTTTTTGTTATTCATTAATGTTTTTATTAGAATTATTTATTTCCTTATCTATAATTTCTTTGTCTACACGGTTAAGAAACTTTTTCAGACCCTCCATAAGATCATCAGTTTTCTTATCCTCATACTCACTCACAACCTCTAACCACTTATCCTGTAATTCTTGCTCTCTCCTTTTATCTTCCAGGGTCAACTTGCAAGCGTCACAAAATGCTTTATTCATACATACCCATTCATTATCGGCACCTTTATGATAAAAACGTTGGTTAGTAGTGGGGGAATCAAGGCCTCCCAGCTCTTCTTTATAGGAGCCTATTTTGATACCCTTCAAATCAGAAAGTGTAGCCAGAATCCCATTTATACCTGTAGTATCATCAAGCGTACTATCATCGCCACTATATAAATAAACTGGGAGAATTTCAGATAATTTATCTATGAGGAGTATTAATTCAGCTAAAAGAATACCATTTGTAGTGCCACCCATAAGAGTAATACTTGTGGCACCTTTCTTACGTGCCTCAAAAGCCCCAACAAGAATAGCATATAAAGATGTTTGTCTGTCCCATGGAATATGATTGTACGTATCTGATACATCTGATTCACTATGACAACCTTTACAACCATTATCACAATTACCCATGATAACCTCATAGGTTATCTCACCTGGCACATCTTGAGTGCTGATATGGGTTTGTAAGACAGGATAACTAGGACATATCAAAGGTTTTCCTAATGTTCTTTTCTTTATAAAGGTCATCTTTTTACTCAACTCTGCATCAGATAGGATCATGATAGTTATTTCCTCCTAAACTTATCGTAGAGATACATAAACATGTCAAGGGGCTGAGTAGTATTATTTAAAAGACTTACACGTGCTATATCTCGAAATTTAAAAGTCGACCTGTTCAGAGGGAGAGAGGAGGGGTTCTTTCTCCCACTCTTGTTGATTTTTCTTTTTTTTAGTTTGTTTGTTGCCTTTTTGTTGTCCATCTAACGCTATTCCTCCTGCAGTTGACTCTTCAAGACAGTCTGTATCTTTATTATACCTTAAATAACCGCCAATTCCAGTCTCTCCTGTGTGACGGTTTTTTAAAATTCTTATACGCACTAGATTCTTTTCCAGGGGGTCCTCAGCCTGCTGGTTCCTTTCGAGGGCCCAGACACCATCACTTAATTGGGCAAGGGCATGAGACCCTCTAAGATGACTTAAAGAAATGGCACCTCCTTCTTCTGCGGCATTTCCTTCTTGCACCCTTCTTAAATGGGAGACAATGATCATCCCCATGCCTGTTTCTTCTGCCAGGCTTCTCAGTTTTGTCATGAGAATATCGGTAGCCTTACGTTCATTCTCAATATCTAACCCTGAGATAGCAATAGAGATATGGTCGAAAATAACAAAATCACATCTTTCAGCCACAGCCAGATATCGCATACGGTTTAGCAGATTATCGCTTTCCATAGACCCAAAATGTTGGTAGAATACAAAATTTCCAGCACTAAAAGTTTCATCATAGATTTTTTTGTATTCATCATCAGAAATAAGATGTCTATTGAGAGTAAGCCTTTTTTTAGCATGGACAGCCATCAGCCCTTTAGCAGTCCTTAAAGTAGATTCTTCAAGCATCATCATACCAACTTTAAGATTCTCATTGACTCCTAAATGATGTGCTATCTGCCTGACAAAAGTAGTTTTTCCAATGCCAGTCCCTGCAGTGACCACTATAAGTTCCCCTTTTCGGAGCCCTAAAGTCATTTTTTGCAAATCAATGTTCCAGGGTAAATCGTACCCTTTAACTTCTTCTGGCTCATCCTTGAGCTGTTCCCAAAGGTCTGTGCCCTCAATGATACCATCAGGCCTATAAGGTTTTGCCTGGAAAATAGCTGTAATAATTTCATCAGGTCTATTAGCTTTTAGACAGTCATTAGGGTCCTTCAAGGGTAATGAAGCAATCTTTAATTTTCCAGCAGGGAGCAGGTCCACCACAGTCATTGTAGCCTTTCTGCCTGGATCATCCATATCAAACATTACGATAACTTCATCAAAACCATTGAGCCATTCAAGATTCTCTTTGAATACCTTTAAGGCACTATTACACCCATTAGGAATAGACACAACAGGATATTTATTACCTGTAACCTGAGATACAGTGAGACAGTCAATTTCTCCCTCAGTGATTACCACCTTGCGCCCATTTGCAAATAAGTGTTGCCCAAAGAATCTATGAGAGATGTTGCCATAGACTCTAAAATTTTTATTGGGATAACGTACCTTTTGACCAATACAATTTCTCTGGTCATCATAATAACAGGCTACCTGACAGGGCCTACCTTTAGTATCTTTTCCCTGATAGTACCCATATTTAATACAAGTAGCCTTATTCAGATGGCGTACCGAAAGGGTATCCATTCTAAAATCCGACAGATTCATGAGATTGTTGCCTTTTGACAGGGCTTTCTTTTCAGGAGTAACAACAGTGGTATTTCTTTTTTCTTTTGTCTTTGGGGGTGTATTAGTCTGACAGGAGAAACAATAGGTATGACCATCAGAATACATAGAAAGAGCATCATGACTTCCACAGTCAGGGCAAGGGAGATGTGCTTGTACTAATGTTGACTCTTCTTTCTCCGCGTTAGTGATATTATTTTTGTTTTCCTCAAAATTTTCCATCATGATGGCCTCTATTCCTCCTGTCCATTTTTACATGATGTTTACTTTATTGATAGCCTTCCAATCATCATTGCGCACCACTTCAATTTCATTTTCAGGGTGTCTATCAATAATGTCATTGACAAGCCTATTTAAGGCTTCTTCTTGAGCCTGGGAAGTATTTTTCTGAGCCTCTGCTTCGACACAAATATAAATAGCTTTATCATAGTTTTCAAAGCGATTATCAGCCCAGGCATCTTCTTCCCTATCCTCAGTGATCCATCCAGTGTCTGCAATGAAGTAGTGGAAGCCAGTCCCAAAGAGACCTGCAATCCAACTCTTGTTATAAAATTCTTCATAAGACATGGAAGAGATACCTAGAGGGATAATATAGATATAATTAGTTCTAGTTCGCTGTTTAAAATTATCAATCATATTTTTTATTTTCTTTAGTTGGTTCTTTCAGCCACTCTGCAGGTATTGTTTTTCGAGCCCACTTAAAACCATTCTTCTCTGCCCACATGGCATAGGTAGTAGGGGACCCTTTATAAAGCCTATTATGAGGGTTCTGAAATACAAAACGAATATCTAATTCAGGGTGTTGAGCTTTCACCAATAGATGTTTCTTGCGATCCTCAACACTGAATAGACCTTTAGATTCAATGATTATCCCGTTGCTTAATACAAAGTCGGGAGTGTATGTATGGAGAGTGGCTGGCACCATATAGTTAATCTTTGTAGTTTCATAAGTAAAAGACACCCCAGCAGATTTTAATTGGTCTGCCAGGGTGTTTTCTAAGCCACTTCTATAACAAGCAACACGATGGAACTGCATCAGAAATCTGTGCTGTCTCCATATTCTTCGACATAATTAGAAGCAGGCTCAGTATCTTTCTTGAATACTTCCTGGGTTACATAGTTATTTTCTTCTTTCTGGAACCCATACATATCAATGCCAGTGCCTTTACCATACTCTTTCAAGTCCAATACCTGTACTGCTTCCAGACGCAGGGAGAGACCATTGATGTTTCTATTGTTATTAAAAGGGACAGGCTTAAAAGCTACTTTAATGATGGAGCCATTACCAATCACAATAGCAGGGTCCATCTGATTACCCACAGAATCAAAGACAGGTACAGACAGGGGATGAGTGACACCCTGTTTATCCTCATAATGGGTTTTCTTTTTAAATTTAAATACGATGTTACCATCAGCATCCTCTTTCATGCCCATGAGAGGAGCAGGAGACCACACACGTCCCTTGAAAGCAGGATTCTTTTTGGCTTCTTCCAGGATACTTTCTAGTTCCTTCTGCAGGTCCTCTGCATCTGCTTTGCTCAGGACGAATGTAATAGTATAACCTACTACCTTGTCTTTATAAATCTCAGGTTTATCCAGGTGAGACCACATAGCAGTACCTTTAGGTGTAACAATGGTTTTAATATCAAAAATATTGTTGATATTTGTATTATTCATTAATCAATAACCTCTTTCTATATAGTGTGCCAATTAGATTTTTTCGGGCTGTGTCACAATCATATTAAGGACAAAAAGACGTTCCTGCTCTACTTCCTTTACATACAGCCTATACCACTCTTTAGAAGCATTACTGACAGGTATTTTAATACCTTCCATAAGTGCTTTAAGGGGGGCCAAAAGAGGGCCCTTAGCTAACACAAGAGGGCTTTTATTATCGTATGCAATAGATAAGAACATGGGGGTATCAATGGGGACTTTAGGAAGTTTTTTAAATTTAAGAGACAATGTTTTAGTACTGAAAGGACTCCAATCAATAATCCCACCATCAGTATTCTCAATAGACCATTGTACAGTAGACAGGGACCTGAGCTTTAAATGATTATTAGCCATTTGCATCCTCTTTAGCTTTTGTATAAGTCATATCAGCAAAATCAACAGATTCTCCATAAGTATCTACAATACAGTTATAGGGTTCTTTTTCGTCTAATTCTCTAAGACAAGAAGCATAATGTTTAGCTAACACATCAGCATATTTACGAATCTTACAAGCATCTTCATAAGAAGTAATACAAGCATTAATAGTATTACTATCATGACCTTGAAACTCTTTGTGCATAACAACCTTTTTACCAATACGAGAGACATATCTAATAATGTTTCCTTTAAGGAAGCCTGCATATTCCTCTTTAGTCATCTTATCTTTCATGTACATAAAGGGCTCTATTAGACCACTTTTACAATAATAATCAGGATTACTTACAGACATTCTTTCATTCCTCCTTTTAAAATAAAACAATAAGAATAATAACAAAGAACACCTATAAGATTTCTTAGAGTATTCTTATAGGTGTTCTTTTAATAAAGATAGAGAGGTGGATACTTTTGTGTTGTACCTTTCTTATAGCTTTTCTTTGGGCCTCTCTATATAGTGTGCCAATTAGATTTTTACGCTTTTTATCACGAGAAAATATATTTACTGTCTAAAACACAGCTGAGGTCTAAGTTGCCTTTGGCTGGAATATCAGGCAGTTTTTTATTTTCTGCTAAAATCTCCAAGTGCCTTTGAAAAGTGGCGATAGGGTCAAATTGGGTATACATCCTAAAAAACTCAACACGTACAGCGTCAAACATTTGCTGAGCATCTCCTAAGGATGTCCCATAAGAGTCATGGACCATAGCATAGCTGGTAATACCCTGGGCAACACAGGAATACACGGTTCTTTGGAGATGAGCCGCATCAAGACTGTGTATGAAGTTGGGGGCAATGCCACTTTCCTGACGCTGTTTATTTACTTCCTCTGTGTCGTTATCCAAATAGAGACGTATTCTTTTATTGGTAAGTCTTAAGAAGTAACTAACTTTTTCCTGTTCTGCATAATGTTGTTGGACCAATAAGCCTGCAGGGGTGGACCATGACACAACCTGTTCTCTCTTAGCAACTATCTTAGAGCAGGCCTGTAGCCACTTCATCCCTTCCCTAGCAGATACCACAGTAGTTCCTACAGCGTCCCAAATGAGCTGAGCCAGGTAAGAAGCACAGGCTTTAGCGTTTTTATGGAATACTGATTGAGTCTTATGAGCACGTCTGTCAGGCTCAATAATATCTTCTAAGAGTTGGTCAGAGAAGCCATATTGTTTACTTCCATAAGGGAGCGTCATTACAGATCGTTTTGTCACTTTCCGTGTGACCCCATAAGTCAACCATATGAGACTCAGGCTTTTAGTGCCCAGTTTAATATAGGTCTTGTTTCCATTCTTATCATCTTTAACTTGCTGTTCCGTGTCATCTGTACCGTTCAGGGCGTCTTGTTCAAGTCTTTTATTTACCTTATCGGCTACAATACGATAAATATCATTAGGCTTACTTTGAGGCACGAGGTTGACTGCTGTACCGCCTACAGGGTCTCTTAATAGGGCACTATAATGCTGTAATCCTGAACACGTGCCATCAAAAGCTATTACCGTTCCCGTTGAGAAACCTACAGGATTTCCATTATGTTCCTCTAAAAATTTTTGTAGCCGTGCATATTCAAAACACCATTGAAGGAATTGGAATGGTTCATCCTGATCAGCCCACCATGTATGCCCTATGGGATCATCTGCACTTTTGAGGATGTTTTCATGATTCTCTTGTACCCATGCTTTACGATCATCATAGGATACTTTATCGACTCCTGCATGATTAGCACCTGCTACATAGAACCATATAAGATCCTCAGCTTTTTTTAAGGGGGTAGGCTGAGCAAATTCAATAAGGCCCTTTGTTAGATCATCACCTTGAAAATTAAAAACAGGGATGGGGTATATACGTCCTCTAAAATCCATATTGCAAGGAAAATAGAAGCGTTCATAATCCATGAATCGTTTAGCGATGGACAACATGGAACGCGCCCTTATTACGTTGCTTTTACGTGCTGTTTCCTCTTTATAGTATTCTGTCATGACCTCTCTGTACTTCTTTACCTCTTCTTTTGAGGGATTAGAAGAAAGTATCATGGGGAGTGGTGGAATGATAGTATAAGGTAGGCCCGCTCTACCACCACCCGAAACCATGAGGTGTGTGGCAACTTCATACACCTTTTTATGAATCTTCCAGGGGGTATTTTGAATAGCGTTGACAGCAGTGATAGGAATTTCAAGGTTTAACTGCTCCAGCTTCTTTAAGTATCTTTTTCCAAATTTAGTACCCCGTTGGTGCATCCTCAATAATTTTTGAGACCCTGCAAGGATACCTTTATAAGCCCCCTTCCAATAGTCTATCCAAGGGGCAGGGGGCACAACCATGGGAGGATATTTTGCGGCAACACTTAACAGATATTCTACGTTCTTATCCCATCCACGCAAAAGAGTGTCACTGGGTAGTATAACGTTATCCCCCCTGTCAAATCCTGATACATCGAATAAATTGGATGTGTGAATAACAAGATCAACAAGCTCAGCCCCTAGGGATTGCATAGCTTTCTTGTCAATTTTCGGGAAGGCTACCCCGTTGGCACTCATGTAGCGATCTAAGTAATACCGTCTATTATAATCTTGTTTCCTATCTTTGAGGCCTTCATTAAGATTAGCCACGTCTTTCCTTGTAGCCCCTGTGCAATAGACAAAGTAGTCATATTTGACTGTATCATAAATCTCTCTCCCAATGGCTAATGCAATCGTTGATAGAGACGGGTTACCCCCCTTGAGTAGGGCCCCATTGAGCATATTAGATACTGTGGCCAAAGTGATATTACCCGCAAAAGTCTCTAACTGGCCTTTATAGATGGTCTCAATGTAATAACTCAGGATATCTACGTAGGGTTTTTTCACACCTTTTTTATGTTCTAAAAAGCATTGCATAAAAGATTGTATAGCATTTTGTAAAGTCGTAAATTCCGTGGCCATAATGGATTTTCCCAGAGGACTATCACTAGCCAAAGGGGACCCCGTGGCATATCTCAGGGCTTCCAGGTGTTTTCTTTCCTGTTCTTCTCCCAGGCTCTTGTATTCCTGTTCCAGTCGTAATTCTTCCAATTCCATCATTTGCTCCATGCTTTCGTTAGTCATGTTAAATAACACCCCTTTTGTCTTTACAGTAAAAATGAGTGATAAAAATAAAGAGGGCCATATAGGAAATACTTTTTGTTATCCTATAGGCCCTCTTCTATAACCGTAATGGCCCTGTGTAATCACTCTTTTGAGTTCATTTTTATCAGATATTCCACCTCTCTTTCATATTGTTCAATGGTCATATCTCTATCCTGTATGAGGTGACCATACACGTGCATTTTTACAATGATTTTCTCTGCCGTTGCCATTGTTGTTGTTGGCGGTGATATTGTCTGTCCCATTTTTAACTCCCTTCTACATACCATTTTTAAAGCATTTCCCAAGGCTCCCATCCAAGGAACAGTATGGCTAGTACTATATATAAAAAGAGTTTCAGTAGTTGATACATACGGTAAACTAAACGTCCTATTAAAGGGGGAAAGGAAAGGATACCCAATGGATACCCTTTATTCCCCATAAAGATTACAGCCCTTACTTGTTGCACTTCATTTTTCCTTGCCATTTATACCCACTCTTTACTTTCTATAAACATTTCCAGCTCAGTAGAGTACCGTTCTAGCACAAATTCAATAAAGGCCTTATAAGTTTCAAATAGAGTTATATCGAGAAAACAATCATCAATAACGTATATTGTCCCATTTTGAGTTACGTCAGGGTTATTCTGGCCCAGTTCAAATATTTCTGCAGGGGAAAATCCATTAGTATTTAACAACTCTTCCAGGCTGTCATAAGTACGGATATCATCGTAGTTATAAGCCTCTGCAAAATCATGAATGATTTTTATTTGTGATTTTGTACCCAGCTTGTTAAACCAGTTCATCGCGTTCATAGCAGTTATAATTACTTGCCTTCCTTCCTCTGTTTAAACAGGATCATTACTGTATAGCCCTGATTAGTAACTACTAAATAGGTGTTGTCATTATTGGTCAGACAGTAATCACCCTTTCCCCAAAAGTGACGGGATTCACCTCTTTTATAGCCACTAGACGTTCCCTTAAAGGCTCCGAAAGATACCCCAACGAAACAGGCTGTATAATCGTTCCATTCAGGTTTTCCAATCATTTCATCAAGGGCTTGTAATAAGCCTTCTTTCTTCCCATCAGGGGCCTTGTAAACATCTACAAGGGCTACGCATGTTCCTTCCAATTGGTCAATTAAGGCTTTTCGGGACAGCTTTACAAGATTTTCCATTTTCTTTTCCACTCCCTTTTAATAACTGTGCTGTTAAATGGCTTATATACTTTAAGGATACCCAACGGATACCCATTTATGCTTAACCGATACGACCCCCGACAGCTGTAGAAATTGCCCTTAGATAGTTCTTGTCCAGTTCGTCCAGCGTTTTAAAGGTATGATCTTTAAGGCCTTCCCTAATATCCTTGATATACGTTCCAAACCACGCTACAATGTGTCTTTTAGTGGTGTTGCTTCCTTCTGTACTAGTCCAGAAAGTGCTAAAGGCCGTTTTACCGTCTGGCAAATTGACTGCTACCACCGTGTCATAGCTTTTCAACACCTCAGCGCCATCTTCCATTATATAAACATAGGCGCTCATGCTTTTCAGTTGGCGTTTAGCTTTTACAGGATTACATTTAATCATTTTCAATTCCTCCCTTTATATTTAGAGGGTATCCTTAAAGTGTATAAACCATTTAACAGTTTAGTGATTATACCATAATGGATATCCATCGGATACCCAAAACAGGCTACTCTCTTTTATAGTAGATATCCATTGCAATGAAGGCCCCTTCAAGACTATATATGAAGTCTAAATAACCGTTTGGAATTGTGTTAGCTCCAATAATATGGTTCATTACTACAAGGTCCCCAATGGCTAAAGTATGTACTGTAGTGGTTTTTAAAGGATACCCCTTTTCCAATTCGTCTAAAGTTATTATTGTATAAAGTGCTGTCATACCTAACACTTTTTTACATTTCTCTTGAGCCAGTTTATACTTTCTAAGATATTCATCATAAGCCCTTTGTTTATTTTCCTCTGTCCAGCTTAATGGCATGCTTTCCATTACTAGCATATTAATTACCTTCTTTCTTTATTTATAAACCTTAGTATAAGAGGGTATACAATGGGTATCCATTATGGTATAATCATAGTGATTTACGATATGAAGTTTTCAAAGTTCCTTGTTCTTGCTCATAGTGTAGCATTAAGTTTCCGCATCGTCAACAATATTTTTCATCCCTGAAAGTAGTTGTTTTCTATGCGGCTATTATCTGCTACACCCATATGATACTTCAAAAGTTGCCAAAGTGTCAATTAGAAAATTACTTATGACGGCAATAATTAAAAAATTATAAACAAGCGAAAGGCGGGATACCTGGAATGGAACTAAATGATATTATAAAAGACAGACTAAAAACAAAGGGGCGCAATCAACAATATCTAGTAGACTCTATAGAGGGTATGAAAAAATCAGCCCTTTCAAGATACCTCAATGAAAACAGAAAGATCCCTTTGCCTGTCATTATAGCTGTATTAGATACTTTAAATTGTTCCCTGCAAGTACGGGATAATGAAACAGGTGAAATAATAAATGTTACCACAACGACCCATAGAGAAAACTAAAAAGGTACTAAAAGAAAAAAGGCTGTCTGTGCGCATTGATTCTAATCTATTAAATGCTTTTGGGAATCTATGTAGGGAATCAGGGACAAGCCCTAGTGAACAAATTAGACGCTATATGTATAAATGTGTAGGTAATAAAGAGTTGTTTTAAAGGTGGATGAAGGGAAAACTTAGAAAATATCTATACGATACCCCTATAGAGTATATAAACAGATGAAAAATAAAAATAGTTGAAGTCTATCCATTTATCAAATATCCATTATGCTACCTCTATGCTACTCTTCAAGCCTCTTTAAAACACTTTTACACGTATCCGTGTGTTTCATAAAACAGTATCCCTTAAAGATACCATCTATTAAATGGATACTTCAAGGGATACCTAAAAGAAGGAACATGGGATACACAAGGGCACAATTGACGGAACATAAGTTGACGTGTTAATATATTATTAGAAGGTAGCATATGGAGGCCCTAGAGGGGACAAAAGGGAGGACAAAAGACCCTCAAAGGACCCCCAGAGGGGGAACAAAGGATTTTCGAATTTAATCATAGGGCCTCACAGAATTTTCCGCGAAAATCACTTTTCATGTATCCACAAATGTACACCCAATGTACACCCAAAAGGAGGAATCAAAATATAATCATGGGAAAACCAAATACAGGTTATGTCATGGAATTAGCTAATGGTAAGTTTAAAGCAATCTTAGAGCTTCCACCAGTAAACGGTAAAAGAACTAAAATAACTAGAACATGTGAAACTAGGGGACAAGCAAAGAAAGCGTTAGCAGACCTTCTTTTAAAGAGAGAAGTGCATATGAAAAATCAAAGGGAAGGTATAGTACCATTTAAGGATGCAATCGAGGAGTATCGTAAGAACTTATCTCTAAAACAAAAATTGGGACAAATAAAAGAAAAGACTGCACACGACTATGAAGGCTTTCTAAAGAGACTGGAGCAGGAATTTAAATATACGAGCCTTAATAAGATGACATCAGCAGTATTGGATAATTATTATAAACGACTACTCACAGAGGAAAATTTATCCAGTGCTTATGTTGCAAAGCTTAATATCATTCTTAGTGGTATCTTTAAAACCTCCAAAATAGCCTTCCCTGAAATATCATTTAAATACAATAATAAAAGGGACAGAGGTAATAAAGTGCATCCTTTTAGCACACATGAATTAGAAGTGCTCAATCAATATTTTAAAGAGCACCATGAAGAAATCATGTCCTACATTTATGCTTTTGCTCTTACTACAGGATGTAGAATAGGAGAAGTAGCAGGGCTTAAATGGGATTGTTTATATCCAGAAGAGGATATCATAGAAATTAAAAATACAATAATCTATATAAGCGGTAAGGGCCTCATAGAAGAAACTCCTAAAACTGTTGAATCTCATAGAAGATTAGTGGTGCCTCATAGCCTCTTTAATATGCTCTTAGTAGACTTAAAAGAACATTACAGGAAGCATAATATTAATAATACTACCTACGTATTCAGCAGTAGAAATGATACGCCATTATCTCCTAGAAACATTCTTAGAGATTGGCAGAAGATATGCAGGAAGGCAGGTCTTGAAAATCATCATACATTCCATGATCTAAGACATACTAACATTACATTGAAGATAGCAAAGGGAATAGATGTAAAAACCGTTTCTATCATGGCAGGTCATGCTGATATTTCAGTAACACTAAATACTTATAGCCATTACTGGAAGGAAGCCGCACAAAGGGCCGCTGATATATTTAAAGATATCCCCCTGGCATACTTAAAGGATAAATAGATAGAGGAAGCAAAAGTATCCTTTTAGGTATCCATTTGACTAAAAATAACAGGTAAAAACGGGTATATTTTTAAGTGCCATAAAACCGTAGAATCGCATAAATACTAGGGCTATATAAGAATTATCTAAATACCTATGATAATTCGTAATGAGAGGGTCGTAGGTTCGAATCCTATCAGTAGCTCCATTATGTCAGACAGTCCCGTCACTTTGGTGGCGGGCTTTTTGCGTTTGACATCTTTTCCTCTTTTGGTCATAATAAAAATTAATGAAATCCGGAGGTGATCCTGTCATGGCTTATGCCCTTGTTACCTTGTTCCTATTCTGTTTTTCCCTGCTGCCCTCCGCCTATCTCCGCTACTATCCTTTCCGGTCCATTGTCCCGTCCCCTACCCGCCATGTGCTCCTTTGCGGCCATCTCTACATTTTCCTTTTTGAATTCGTTCTATTGGGAGCCTTGTTCAGCCGGGGCTTCCTGAAGATGGAAAGCGGCATGTTCCAGTTCCTGTACTTTTTCTGCTACCTGCCTCACCTGCTCCTGCTGGTGCTGACCGTCCGGCCTTTCTGGTTCCGGCATCTATTCGTACTGGGGCTCCAGGCCATCTATATGATCTTCATCCACACCCTGGCCCTGGAAGCCTTCAAACTGTTCCTGCCCGATGTCTGGCACAACAGCCGGGTGCTGTCCTATTTCGTTTTGTATG